GTCCAACATCTTGGCACGTGCATTGGTGTAAGTTTGGTACGCATCCTGCAGGGCCAACACACTGTTGCGCTGTGCATCACTGACACCTATCAACTTGGTTTCTAATGCAAATCTTTCGTTGGCAGCGGCATTGGCTGCACGGTAAGCACCAACTGAGGCTTCCAATTCTGTTTTGTATATTTGCAGTTGTTGGTTTATTTCAGCCCAACGGTCTGCTTGTTCTCTTAGTTCTTTACGAGCAGCCAAGCTGTTGCGTTTGGCAGCAGCACCACCTTCGTCTACTGCGGCGGTGACTCCAAAGATCTTTTCTTTGAGCCAGTCCCAGCCTTGTCCTAGCTTGTCCAATGCAGCGCCCAACACATCAAATCCAGTGGCACTTTTTACCAGCAAGTTCACGGCTTCAGCCACTGCATAAATGATGCCAGCAATGCCTGCAAAGCGAGCAAGTGATTTTAGTAGTTGGCTTATGCCCAACCCAAAGCTGGCAACACGACTGCCTGCCTTGCCTGTGTTGGTAACTACTCTGCCCATATGTCCAATGAATCGTCTGAATTGACCATTGGCTGCTGCAACTTGTTTACCCATTGACTTAAAGCCAGTGACCAATTTGTAGGATGAATTAGTAGTGGAAGTCAAAAATGGCAACACTTTTCCAAATATCAAGAAAGCACCGCCAACTGCGGCCAATATTTTGATCAAACTTGCAAATGTTTCAACACTGACATTGATACCTGCAATCAATTTGTTGATAGGCTCCAATGCACTGGTCAATGCTTGTGTGAAGTTTTGGAAGTTCTGTGCCAGACTGGTGTTGGCTGCGGCTGCTGCCTTCAAGCTGTCTGCATAAGGTCCAATTGAACCAGCAGTGACGCCAAACTTGGCATTGAGTGTGTCTAGGTCAACACCTTTTACACTTTCACCCAACAGTTTGAATGCTGTGCTGCTGCGTGTGGCAGCGTCTGGAATAGCAGTCAATCCTTGCAGTGTTTTGGCAAAGATATCTTCTTGACTCAGTGTGGCCAAGTCTTTGAGACTGACGCCTGCTGATCTGAATGCTTTTTGTAGTTCAGCACTGCCACGCACAGCTTCGCCTGTGTTCTTGGTCAAGTCGCTGATGGCATCTCTGGCTCTGTCAACTGTGCCGCCACTCACTGCCATTGCTTGGCTGAATGCTGCAATGCTGCCCACACTGATGTCAGTGGCACGGCTAAGGTTCACCATAGCGTCTGCACTGGCTTGCACATTTTTTACCATTGTGCCCAGAGCCAAGCCTGCCAACACGCCTTGTAGCTTGCCAAAGGTTGAACTGAGACTTTGACTGTTCTTTTCCAGTGTCTTTAAACTGGTTTGTAATTTGTTAACGTTTTGTACACCTGTGTTGGTGTTTACGTTGACTGTATAGGTTTGTCCTGCCATTGTTATTTCCTTATGGCTTTATCGCCAAGTCGTTTGATATATTCAAGCGTGGGCTTGGTCATGCCATCTGGCGCTTGTTTACTACTGCCACTGTTCAAAGGAACAGCATAAGGATAATTGGCCTGTATTGACTCACCTGATTTCAAGGTGGTCTTTTTTCTTGCATTGCCACTGCGTTTGGGAGTAACACTTACAAAGTACTTGTAGGCCTGTTCAGGTATCACGTCAAATGCCGCAGCCATGGCTGTTAGACTTTTGGTCATTGTGTCTGCGGTCTTTTTAACGGTCATCTTTTGGTCCTTTTAATCATCTCTTCAAGTGTATTTAGCGGAATATTTGGAACTGGTGGTGCTACGCCCTTGCGTTGTGCATCCGCTTTGCCTTCTTGATAGCGGTTGTAGGCCAGCACCACATCCATCACCATGAAGTCAAGTGTATCTGCTGTGCTCAACACTTGACTTGGCAACAAGTGATACCTTGTGGCCAAGTTGTCCAGCACAATACAACGCCTCAGATCTGCAGAATCTGGGTCCAACTGGGCGTCAATTACTTTCCCAGTGATTCAACCACAGCAGTGATCACACGCATCATCACTTTGGTTGGCAATGTGACATCGCCTTTGATGATGGGCTTGCCTGCTTCGTCCAGCACCAAATCTCTTACAGCTTCTACCACTGTGCTGGTGTTGCTGTGATCAATGGCTGCCAGTTTCAAGAACACATCCATTGGCTGGCGGTCCCATGTCCAAAACTCCAGTGCTTCTCCAAACTCTGCTACTGTTTCTTCATCACTCAAGGTGATCATTGTCAGTTGTGGTTTTTTTGCAATTTGTGATAATTTCATTTTAATCTTTCTTTCTGTTGGTCACTTCATGAGCCACTGCCAATGCAAAGGTCAAGCGGCTGCTGGCCTTGGCAATGTCTGCCTTGGCGCATTTTATTTCGTTGGTTGCTTTAGCAATTTCTGCTATGATGCTGAGCAAGAGTTCTTGATCAGTTTTGTTATTGAGAATGTCCATATATCTAAGAATCTATTAATCAAACGAGACGGGGTTGCCCCCGCCTCTGAGCGCAGCTTGTGCTTGAGCGTTTAGCTGATTGTGTATTCGCCAGTTACAGTCAATGTAATTGGTGAAACCCAAACTGGGCTATCTGCTGAAACAGTAGGAGCCAAGCCAGTCACGTAGCCAGAGCCAGTCACTGTCTTACCTGCGCCACCAGCTGAAGTTTTACCCATGAACAGTGTAAAATCAACCAATGTCTTGTTGGTGCTGAGACCAATCACGCCTGTTCCAGCCACTGTGCCTACTACACCAGTGCCAAAGAAGCTGTCTTGCTCTAGTACTAGGTTCATGCTCAAACTATTGGTTGAAGTTGTAGCAACCTGTAGTTTAGCAGTCTCATCTAGTTGTGTCCATGTGAACACATCGTTTGAGTTGTTGAGTGTGATGTCTTGCAGACTTGGTAAAACCAATGAGCCTGTAAGAGTACCACTGTTGTCCTCTAGTGTCAATGTAACTTCTACATCTGTAACACCTGGAGCTGGATAGATATATGCCATCTTTATTTCCTTAATTTATTTTGGTTTCCGTAAAACGGAATACAAACTCTGAGAGCATTGAGTCAGCTTCAAAGGTTGTGGTGATATCACATTCACGACTGACAACGCCAGTGATGCTTGTGGTATTTTTCACGTTCCTTGTGCCTGACACAACCGCATCATAGTTTGATGGTTGTTGTTTTGCATCGCAGACCATGTACACAGTGATAGTAGAGACCTTTGTACTAAAGATACCTGCATCCAATGTGTTGAATAGACTGTTTTCAGTGCTGTCAGCTTCACTCACGTAGAACACTTTGTAGTTCTTGAAATACAACGGTTGACCCGCTGCATCCCAAGGCAACTCACTTGACACACTGAATGTGCCAAGCGTGAGTGCTGATATGCCGTCAATGATTGCTTGTCTCATCTTCGTCTCACTAGGTTGTTGACAAACGGATACTTCTCATCTTCTGTTATGGTTCCATTATTGGTGAAATCATACCAGTCGCCAGAGACAATCAGTTCGTCGTACAGTTCGCGAAATTTGGTATTGTAGAAGCCCAACTTTTGCCTTTCAGCACTGTCAGGATTGCCAAAATCTGCCACTCGTGCCAGCAGATACTCACTGAGTGCGTAATATACACAGAGGTCTGTGAAATCACCTTGGCGTGCCTTGACCTGAAATGGGTTAAGAGCAGGTACTTGTATGCTTTGACCCACTGTTATAGTCGCGGCTGAACCAGCTTGGCGAATATAATAGCTCTTCCACCAAGGTGAACTGCGTAGCATGTCCAGGATCTTGGTGGTTGAGCGGATCAACGCTTCTTCTACAACGTCTTGAGTCAAGCCTTCATTGGCACTGAATAACCTGCTGTCCTTTGAGACAACATCATCATAGTCAGCAAAACTATAAAATGTGGTTCCTTGTGAAATGAAAGCCATAGTCTTGTCCTCGCTTAGGAAACGATTGAACTATCGTAGGCCAAGAAGCGACCGTATGCATCAACCAATTTGCCAACACCGTAATGTGCGGAACAAACAATGTCGTCGCCCAAGTAACTGGCAGCACGTTGCGTTTCAATGTTGATGTCACCAACCATACCAATACCAATGGCATCACGGTGGAAAACAGCACCAGCGTAGTCGCCAGCATTGCCACCAACTGCAGCCATGTTTGATGTTTCGTAAACTGGGATACCAGCCAAACGACCAACAAAGCCTTCGCTCATTGCTTGGTTTGCAACCATGCTCATGCCGTCTGCAACAAAAGGTGTGTTGCCAGCAGTGGTCAACGCAGCCTTCAAGTCATAAGCAATAGCAGGGTGCACAACAGCAACCATACCGTCCATGCTCAAGCCTGTTGAACGCAACTTGGCCACAGCAGCAAAGATGGCAGCAGGACTGATAGCAGTGCTGTAATCGCCTTCGCCAGCTGCAAAGCCTGTGAACAATGCAGTGATGTCTTGGTCCATTTTGCGAGCAACAGCTTCACCAAACAAACGACCTAGGTCAGCAACAACATTGCTTGAAGCAGTTGTGCGGGCCAAGTCTGTCAACAATGTGCGGATAGCAGCAGTGCTCACAGTCAATTGAGCTGTATCAGTAGATACAGCAGTATTGTCAACTTGGTTGCCTTCAGTGACAGTGACAGCAGTTTGCTGTGGGTAGATTGGAACGTTGACGTTCTTGCCTTGACCAGGAGCCAAAGTGTAGTTTTTAACGAGACCGCGCATGATTGAACGCTCGTTAGCGATGAACATAGCTTCCTGAATGATTTCAGGTAACAAGTCATTTAGTGTTGTGGTAGTTGAACCAGCCATAATATTTTTCCTTTAAAGGGGTTAGTTTAAACCGTTTGCCTTGCGGTGTTCCGCGTAGATCTTACGGTGATCTGGATTTTTCATATCCAGGCTTTTGATGTCCACCTTGTGGGGTGAACCTGCGCTGACATTGGAACGACTGTTGGTAGTTGTGGGAGCGGGTGCAACAAAATGTGGATTGGCATTGAGAAAGTCTGACACTAGGTCTTCCACTCCCCAGGCTTGTCCTGTATCATTGTAACGTACTGATCCGTTGGGGTCAATCACTTCAACTTCTCCATCTTGATTCAACCTTACCTGTGTTTTCAACAGTGCTTTGACTTGATCAGGGTTAACTGAACGAAGTCGTGCTGCTGTGTTCAACAAAGGTACATCTACCTTGTATTCCTGTATCACACGGTCCCGCTTCTGGATCTCAGCGTCTTTCTTGGCAGCCATTTCTTGTAGGATCTTTTCAAATTCCCCACGCTTGACTGCTTCTTCTTGTTGTTTGCGCTCATAGTCTGTTTTGAGTCTGCGTAGCTCTTCTGGATCTCCCAAGTCTTCATAAGGCTTTGACACCTTTTTGGCGACTGCGGATTTCATTTTGGCCATTGCATTGTCAAACTCTTCTTGAGTGTAAACACGCTGTTCCGTTGCGGATTCCTGACTTGATTCTGGCGAAGTGTCAGTTACTTCATTTGCTGCCAATGATTGTTCGTTCATTGTAACGATACCCCTTCTTGGTTAAGATAAAGGCACATCAGGGTGATGCACCTCTAGTTTGTTATTTACCGTCTGTTACTTCTTTGGTGGACGTTTCTTTTTGCCGTAGTAGTTCATGGTTTTCTCCTTAATTGTTTTCCCAACCTGCTGCTGAGAGCCTGTCGTGTTGTTCAGGGCTAGTGACTTCAACTGTGTCACCGCTGGCAGGGTCTGTCATTGTGTGGGGCTCAAACTGGTTGAGCTGGTCTGTCATTGTGTCTAATTGGTACTGTGGCACAGGTGTGGCCTGTGGCATCATTGCCATGATCTCTTCTGGCTCTTGATCCAACAGTTCCAACAGTTTGTAATCAATCACTGCCAACACAGCAGGATTGGTGGCTGCTGCTTTGGCAGCGCCCAGTTCCGTCACTTCACGGCCTGTGTCACGTATGTTGAATGATCCAGGATACTCCACTGTGCCACTCCAAGTAATGCCTTGATACTGGCAATACAATTCCCACAACTGTTCTTCAGCCAGTTCTAGATTGTCTGCTTTGCTGCTGAGTTTGGCGTTGAGCAATTGGAATTCTGTTTCCATTGCAATGCCACTCAGTGTGGCAACCTCTGTGGCACGTACACCACCTGTGTTGGCCATACGGTCAATCATCTTTACACGGTTGCTGATTGATTGGTAAATCAAGTCCACTGGTGTGGCGTCTGCGTTCAACATAAACGGTCTGAGGCCTGGATCCAAGTTCTCAGGCATAAGGATCATTGCACCTGCACCTGCTCCCACCTGTGTGTCTGGTGTCACAACAAGGCTTGGATGTCCTTCTAGTCGTACACTTTGTTCTACTTCACTGAGTTCGTTGTAGATGGCACGTTGTTGATCTGCAATGTCTGAAATGTCACTGATGCCTTGTCCACGCACTTGACTGCGTTCATTGTACACCAACACAGCGGGGATTGAGCCCAAGCCGTTGTTTTCTTCCAGCACCAGCTCTGCCTGTTTGGTATCATCGTCCATTACCCAAGTGCGGATCTCTTGTTTGGTCCACTCACGTATGGTGGTCACTGAACCGTTGACATCTTCAATGTATTTGAAATAGGTCAAGTCGTAGCGTCCATTGGGTCTGCGTTCCCACGCCCAATCTGTCACAACCATTGGTGTCAACAGGTTAACATAGGGTCTTACACCTGCACTTTGTTGATCACTCAGTGTGTTGGCCTCAACACTGGGCTGTGTCATCAAGGTCCAGCAGTGTCCAAACACACTGCTCCAGGTTGAAACTTCTTTCATAAAGCTGTCAAAGCTGCGTCCATCCAGATCAGCATCGTACATGAAGTCTTCCAACCCTGCTCCATAAGGCAATGTGCCATACTCGCGTTTGGGTGCTTCGCGGAACAAGAAGCTGATGTACACTGAGATAATACTCCTGCAGTGGTTGTCCAGCGGCGTTGAACGTAGTCTGGCTTGATACTCACCGTCTGTTTCCAAACTGTACTTGATCAAGTGATTGCCTTTGCGGTATTCTTCACCGCCCAAGTAACTGTCCAGCAAGAACTGCCAACGCTCTTTGTTGCGTTGAAATTCAATATTGGTTTTGCCCACATAGTTGTAAGCGTCTAGTAGTGTTTGATTTGCCATTTAATTAATCCTATGTGTCCAGCGTTGCGCTGGTACGGGTCGTACATCTCGCTTGACTGGCCAAATGTATGCTATCATATATCGCAGTGCATCCGTCATATGATCGTAACCAGAATCTTTGTCTGGCTGACTGGTGCCTTCTTTGTAAGCATGTCGTTCTAAACTTTCTATCGTATGTTTGCATTTGGGATCAATCATGAGATTGCGCACACCATTGGCGTCACATAGTCTACTATTTACCGC